TGCGCAAGTTAGTGGATTTTTGGTTGCCAACTGGGTCATGAGTTCACTGAATTCGTGATCCCTTGCTAGGCCTTTAGTCTATTATCACTTTGCCGTCTGAGAACGTGACTCCAACCAACCTTTTTGGCTGAGCTCTAAGCCAAATTTGAGCCTTTTCGTAGATCTGTGACTTGAGTAAACAAGCGGAAATCACAGTTTGTACCGTTTATCTTTAAAACGAGTGTCTGGTGAGTACTCTTAAACTCACTGCACATTTTTGTGTGCTAGGTCTTTGACAAACCATCTATGGTTCCACGAAATAGTTCGAGTCTACTCGGGTAAGGCCCGCCGAGTAGTAGGGCATAATTGGTGTGAATGAACCGCATGTGTTAAGATTGCCTTGAAGCATGTGCTGGTACACACTTGGGTGGACTTTTCAGTCTTACTAATCAGATTACCCAACCGGCAGTCCCGGTAAAAATCTAGGCAGCCCCCCCCCCATTCGGATCGCATTGGGTTATGCTTTTCGTCTTATTTCTCTCTAACCTGCTGAAACACAAATTCAAACCGCTATTTATAGCAAAAACCTTGTTGATATCGTCTCCGTGCGTATCAACCCTGTGGACATGACCTTCAGGTTCTTACTCCGACGTGGCAGGTCGTTGAAGAACTTAATTGTCAAGTATATTGGTATCATCGATCATGGTGTTGTGGCACACTATAAGATTGGTGAGAGGAGGAGGAAGCGTGTTGATCACATCGTACTTGATTATGGTGTTGGTCGGAAAGTTGAGAATTTGACTTTTTTCTTTGGCTCTTACAGTTATGTTTTTGTTCCTACTTTGTCCTTCCAGGATGGTCATGAAATCGTTATGACACGCGAAATCGTGACACAAATGTGTGATGAAGACAATGTTTTGACGAGGTCCAAAGTGAAGAAAATGAATAGGCAGAAGAGGGCCAAGAAAATGGAAAAGAAAAAGAAGTTGAGTTTTTGTCCCCAAATGTTTGAGGGTTTTACTGGCATTGGCTCGCTAGTAGACAAGATAAAGGATGTTACATCCGCAGTCCACAAGCTTGCAGTCGATGGTGTTGACGTGCCTGCGTCTTTACTGGAGCGTACAGACGAGGCGCTCGTTGAGATGTCTCGCTTCAACATGAATATTGAAGCGTTGCGTGCCGAAGGCGTTAAACACGAGCACACGCACAGTTTTTCTTTCTTTGACTTTGTTTCTGACATACTTAATAAACCAAAAAAAATATCTATTCTTGTTATTTGCATGATTATCTGTTTTTGCCTTTATAGTAGAAATGCAATTGTTCTAGTTATACCACTCACTGCTTTGGTCACTGCGTTACTGTGTCGTGAGGGTGTTTCTGAAGCGTTGATGAGGAGATGGTACGATCTTTTGCCTAAATTTGAGGGTATTCAAGCCCAATCTATTTGTGATTTACCACGTCTTGTTATGTATTTTGGTTATTTGCTGTTTTTCCAGAA